GATGCTGTAGTAATCTTACATGTAACATCTCATCTTGTTTGATGTGGGTAGATATACCATCGACAAAAGAAGATAAATAAGTTTCTACTGCTGACAGCCTACGTACTTTGGATAAGAACTCTACAGCATCTGACATACCTCTAGACTTTGCTGCACTTTCTAACGTCTGAAGATTAATCTTGCTCGTGCTAAAACCATTCGCACTAGCCCACTTAGGACTTGGTGGTTTGAATCTAAGACCCGCAGGAGTAGATAGATTATCAAGAGTAAAGCCAGCGCTGTCGCATACCTTACAAATATTGGGTTTTGCAAAAGGTGTTCCATCTTTCTTTGTTCTCCTTATTTTTCCATTGCCATTACAACTAACACATTGTGTTGCTTTTGTCTTAAATATTCTTGTAGTGCCTTCAGCTATCAAGCTACGGAACTCATAGTCGGTCATGTATGGGTCAATCTTCTGACCCCAATAGTCTTTGTCTTTGACTTTCCTACCGTAGATAACCCAGCCTAATTGTTCGGGACTATTAAGATTAATAGGTGTGTCACCCATGAGAACACGCACTTGCTTCTGTAATGTATCTTGCAATTCGTTACGTTCTTTCTCAAACTCAATACGAACATCACGTAGTGCATTGAAGTCCACCTTGAACCCACGTTGATATATGCGTGCGAGTGTCACACATATTTGATTAGTCAATACAAATGTATCCATCAACTTTGAATACTTCTCTGTGTTTAGTTTGAACCAAAGCTTATCAGACAATTGTTGAGTAGCATTTAAGTCTGCCGATAGATAAGATGACAACTCGTCAAACGGAGTGTCTTTTACACTATAGCCTTTGGCAAAGTAATGCTTCAGCGTATCTTCTTTCTTTGTATCACACTTGTACCGTTCAGCACAGGCTTCTAGTGACAAAGGTTGTTTAACACCACGTTGAAGAACGTATTCAGTTAGCATAGTATCAAATACAGAGCCGTCATATTTAAATCCAGACTCCCATAGCCACATCAAATCATGCGTAGCATTGTGGCATATAATAATAGTTGCTTTGTCCAATGCGTCTTGTACAATCTTATGTCCGTTCTCTGTGGACTCTCTCTCGCTGTGGTCAAACACAACGATGTTCTCTTCACCATTATCCCACAGCATACCAACCATAACCAAAGAGTTGCCGGCTTCAAAGGGGTCTAGGTGTAGCTTACCATCACGATGTGTAACAGTATTCTCTACATCAATAGTTAACTTCATCCTTCGTACCTCGCTGTCAAATAATTAAGTTCACAGTTTACCATACCGTGCCAACCGTTCAACTTATTCTTTACTATATTTACGTGCCGTAGTGGACTCTCTTCTTCTTGCCCTTCTACTGATGGAGACTTAGCTATTAGAAACATAAGGTCAGCTTCTGCTGCCTTACCTGTTCGTGAGCCTTCCATCATAGACTGATTAAGTATAGTTCTTCCCTCTGCTTCAGCCGATAGCTGTGACATATAGAACACAGCACAATCATACTGTTTGGCAATACTTCGTGCGTGTATGGCATTAGCTTTCAATGCTTCATCTAGTCGAGCAAAGCCACCTTGCACAGCAAACTTATCACCCATGTCTAACACGAGTATATCAGGATTATATGACTTGCATACGGACTCTACCCATGCCATGTCTCTACCACCAGCTTCTTTCAACATAATGTTTCTCTTGACTGGTTCGTAAGCATCCTTGGCTCTCTGTATATTATCTCGCACCTCACGGGCAGACATACCACTTGCAGCTGTGAGATATCTAGCACCAACACGATGGGGTGGCTCTTCATTACATAGCACTATGCAACGTGCGCCTTGTGATGCGAACCCACCCGGGGCTGCAATAAGGCTTGCATGAAAAGATGTCTTACCTGTGTTTGGTCTAGCACCAACCTCTATGAGTTGTCCACCAGACACACCTTCAATCTTACGTGTGATGGGAGCAATATTAAATGCCCACTTTGCTTCCAGCTCTGCCTTTGCCATGAGTGTTTCAATACTGATGTCTTCCCATTGTATATTTAGGTTTGGTGTAAAGTCATCACCATACTGCTCTAATAAAGTGCGTAGCTTCTCCAAGCTAGTAGATGTACCATTCACCATATCAAATCCGATGTTTGCTACATCCTCGCCAACAATCTGTTGGAATAATTTAGACAGAACCTCTTGGGCTATGTCACCACCCAAAGGTGTTTCACGTTTAACTTGAGCAAACAAACTTGCATACGCTTGTTTCTGTGCCGTAGTCAACGTAGGATTGTCCGACATAAACAAAGCTTCTATCTCGTCAGGTGTGACGGAGCGTTCATATCGTTCCATTGCACGATTGATAGATTGCTTTATCTTACGAACATCCTTACTGAATAGTCTATCAGGACACTTTGCACCACGATGGTCATCGTAGAACGACTTGTCCATGAGACTACGTATTAAGGCTAGTTCCATTTAGGGTCTCCTATGTTAGTTAGGTTTTCAAAATCAATTGGGTTACGGTACTTTAAATCATCGGCTAATCGTAATACACGGACGTTATCTACGTGTCCTCTTAGTTCCTTCGCAAACCGCAAAGTCTTTGGTAATGCATCGGGGTCTAATGCAATGATGGCTGTTGAGAACTGCGACAAGTACCTCTTGTGCGATTCGGATAAAGATGTTCCCAACACAGCGACCCCACACCAAACATCATTACCAACAACTGCAGCACTTATGCAATCCTCAACAACCACAGCTACCTTACCACATCCATACGAATATGGCAAGCCACTATTCCCATATTTTTTCCACTTTGGCAACCTTTTTCCGAGCGCACGACCTGTTGCGTCAGCAGTATTGTTGTTATGGATGATAGGGAATACAACACGGTTATCCTTGACATCATACATCAAGCCAAGTTTTTCAGCGTCAAGTCCGTATTGTTCATACGCCCATGTTTCTACCTCGTTGTTGTGTGGAACGACATAGATAGGCAAATCAAATGTATCTTCTGCAAACTTTTCTGCACCACTAAAGCCGGCACGTATATCATCTACGGATAGATGCACACGAGTACCACCTCTGATATTACAAGAAGCTTTGTAGCAATTCCAAACTAATGAACCCATATTGTTGGTGGCAGTAAATGTCTTCACGCCACCACAGTTAGGACAATCCATACGTTTTGTCTCACCATTAGGTAAATCTAAATCACTTACAATGTTATATATATTTATCATATAATATCACTCTTCTGTGTTGCACTTATAAGTGCTTATACCATGCATCTTTCGTGTAGTCAATGCATAATTTGCACTTGTAAATGTATTTTTCATGTACGGCTTTACTGATTGTGGATTACTGTGACCAGTCACAGCCATGATTTGACCTATACCCACACCAGCTTCTACCATTTCTGTTGTACCTGTCCTTCGTAAGTCCATCAAGCGTAAGTCCTCAGACAGCCCACATTGGCGCATGATAGCCCTTCCAGCTTTTGATAACCTCTCCATGCTGTAAGGGTGGTACAAACCGTCTGTGGGCTTTGGACGAGGACACACGTAGGGTTGAAAGCCAAAGTCTGCTTTTTGCTCTGTCAGCATCTCTGCCAAGTTGTCACTAATAGGTAATGTGACTTGCGCTCTACGTTTACTCTGCTCTAGATACAGTTTCTTATCTGTAAGATTAAGACTCTCCCAAGTCAATGACCGCATATCGCCAAGCCTTTGACACCACTCGTATGCCATCTGCACTATTAGCCCTATGTTTCTGTACTCAAATTTAGAGTAGCACATATCTAGGAACGTGCGTAAATCATCTTCTGTCCACACAGTCTTTCGCTGGGTGGGTGTCTTGCGTCTAACTGTAGCAAACGGATTGACTGTAGCATACTCCATGTCAATAGCGAATCGGTACAGTCGTGATGCACATGTACATATGTGATTCGCAAAGTGTACACCACGAGTCACCCAGTCCTCGTAACAATGCTTTGCATCTTTGGTTGTTATTTTCTGATACTGTTTATCACCTAAACTGTCAGCTAATACTGACATCAGATACATATAATCCTTCTTAGTTTGTTCTCGTAACATACTGAAATCATTTGATAAATAGTATCTGTCTATCAGCTTTGACAGTGTGTCGTTATGACGCAACTCTTTTGGCTTGCTTGATTCCCGGACAGAATCTATTTGCTGGTTCAACTCTAAGGCCAGCCGTTTCACTTCACGAAAATCTGTACCTAACTCTATCCGTTTCATCAACCCACTTGTAATAAATTCTTTGGGTGGATTCCACCGATAAGATATTATGCCATTGTCATGCACTCTTCGATTAACATATCTTGGTAATGTCATTTTAATTCTCCACAATACTTTTGATGTCGTAGTGTGCATACACTAACATACCACCAATTATAGCTATAACCACAAGAGCCACCACTATATCTTGTAGTAGCTCTTTCTTAGACTTATTTGTCTTGATAAGGTTGCCCTTCAATCGTTTCATGCAGCTTCTCCTAACCATGCCGGCATTTCTCTGCCTTTGTTGTATCGTGCAAACTTCAGCTTGTCTGCCTTGTAGAAAGCACGATACGCATTGATAGGTAGGAACTCGTCTGTCTTGAGTTCGTCCATGCCACTAAAACATTGTGGGTGTTTTGTTATACCCAACTCGGGTAGAAACTTAGCACCTTTGTATAAAGCAATGCTATGTTTGCCTGCGCCATGCCACTTATCATACCTATGATGATACTCACCTAGCATGCATATGTACAGAGTATAAGCATACATATAGTTACTTCTACTGTGCATAGCCCACAAAGTACAAGGGTGTTTCTGATGCACAGGTTTATACAAATCATTTTCCTTTGCGTACTCGGGTGCATGATGCCATAGCGTAGTGCATAACATCTGTGCTTCTTCTAATGGCATTTTCACTATGTGTTGGTCACACAATGACTCTGCTATAATCTTGGGGTCTTCATCTACAATAAATCTATTCATGTTGGTATCCTTTCTATTATTACAATTAATACTTCTAAGAGCCACCATACTACTATAATCTCTGTCATGGCAACACCAACCAAACCGCTGCGTTGGTTAGGAAAGTAACCACCATGACTAAAGCTATAGTTAATAATAATACTTGTCCCTCAGTCATGGCAGAAGTTCCTCATAAACTTGCAGTTGTTGAACCGCTTGCAGACACGCTCATGCTTTGCAGTCTCCCAACACTCTGCCTTTGGAAAGTATTTGTTTGTGAATCTCTCAAAGGTATCGTCCATCATCATCATCAATATCAAAGGTAAAATAAAGAATGCCAAGATAATAACTGTGAAAGCAGGGAAGAATCCCTTGTTATTATACGGCTTCATCTTGCATCTCCTCTTTGAAAGTGGTGATAGCTGAAACCATATCATCTTTTGTATAGTCATCATTAACA